GAAAGGAACACCTATAAGAGACTCTCATCTCTTATAAAGAGCCATTCTACGGAGCGACTTCTCGCGCCCTTGCATAAGCAAGCACGCGGGAAGAGGCATCGCGAAGGCGAATCGTCTGTAAACCAACAAGTGTGGACAGCTTGTTGGTCTGGTTTGGTCCATGCTGGATGGAGCTCCCTTCGTGTCTCCTTCGAATTTGGAACTTGGGTCCGGAAGGTACTCGCCACTCGTGGCTGGTACTGGACGGCCAAGGTTCTGAAGGATTTGGGACACGCCGTTAGGGCGTCCTCCCTGCGCTCGCACTACACACTGCCTGATAATTTCCCTCGGGGAATTTCTCAGTGCCTGTGTAAGTTGGCGTGGGAGAACGGCCGAAACGGTTTCGCTTTCTCTCGTTTCACTCGGGCCCTTCCTTATCCTCCGCCAGGAGGGGAAGTGGAGGCCTTGCTCAGTGCTAAGAGAATGGCGATGTCGGGGGGCTCCGCACCGGAGTGGGCAATTGATGACATCAGGACCTTTATCAGGAGCCGTTTCCACGGCTCCCGAGTAAGGCTCCACCGACCTCGTCATTTGCCGTCCTCTACTTCCTCCTGCCTTGAGCTCTCTGGAGCAAAAGGCGGGATCAATGGCTACTTCCATGGCTTGGGTGAGGAGCACATCCTCTCGGTACGACGTAGGTCTCGCCGTCTTAGACGCGATCCCGAAGTCCTCCTTGAGGGCCTCTCTCCTTTCGGTCAGGACTCCCTTGGGACGTTCTGTATCCGTAAGGTTAGAGGGTGCGGTCACACCTTTGCCGTGGCTGATGAGGAGACAGTTAGGGCGCTCGGAGTGCTCGTAGCTAGGCGTGAACGTTCTTTGGCCCCGGTCAAGGGTACCTTCACGAAGGCTGTGGCAATCCGTAGTCCCGGCATGAAGTGGAGAGTGGTCGGCGTGCCGAACGCTCTCACCTTCATTGAGGGTACTTGGGCGCGGGAATCTTGCAACATGCTCCCTAGGGAGCACTTTGTTCCGAAGACCGCGACCAGTGTACCCGAATGTTTCCTCAAAGGCAACCGCGGTGGGTACTTTGTGTCTGTTGACCTGTCTAAGGCAACGGACGGTCTGTACCTGAATGCGGTTGAAGTAGTCCTCGACACCCTGTGTGAGGTTGGGGCCATTCGCGCAAGCGAACTGCCCCTCCTCAAGCACGGGATGGGACTCGATACACCCACCATCTGGTCCTCGGACCGTGCGGGGGGGTGGATCGCGCGTAGAGGTTCTCCGATGGGCACCCCTCTCTCGTTTGTGGTTCTCTCCTGGTTGAACGCGTGGGCGTGCCGAGCCTTTACGGCAGCGGCGACCCACGGAGACGATGCAGCAGCGATCGCGTCCTCCTCTTACGAGGCGGACGAGTACCAAACTGCCGTCGAGTCCATCGGCGCAGGAGTGAACACCGCGAAGACCTTCATATCGCGCACGGCTTTCACCATGTGCGAGATGATGGTTCACGTCACAGACGGAAAGGTCGTTCCCTTCTACCCTCCCCCGTGTCCTGCACCGGGCCTTCGGGCCCCGGTGGCAGCTGATCATCGTTGCGACGCAACTATGCTCAAGCGCGCGGAGAGGGTGGTGAGGACCCTCTTCCCGGTTGTCGCCAGGGACCCCAGACTCCGTCTTCCGACTGAGTGTGGGGGCCTCGGCTATACCGGTAGAGGGCTTGCGGTGAGTAGACACATCCGATGTCGACTGGCAGCTGCTTGCAGCCGCAGGTCTGATCAGAAGGTGGCCGTTGATCTCGCCGCAAAGCGACCTTTCAGAGAGGGGGGCTTCTACCCAAAGTCCCTGGTCCAAGTACCGTCGCGG